TGTCAAGGCTTTGAGAGAAGCCAAGGCAAAGGTATTAGAGTTTATAAAGCAGGGGCTATCTCTAGATGATGCCATAGCAAGGGCAGATCGTAAGCCAGATGTCATGAAAGACTGGCGCAAGGACGATGCCTTTATGAAGGCCCTTGATAAGGCTAGAGCCGAGGGTGAGAAGGTTCTCTCCATTGTCACAGGAGATGCCAAGTTTAAGATAGGCTTTGAGGAGTTCTCGAAAGAGTTTTTAGACAGCCCAATCTTCCCGCATCACCGCTCTTGGATTGACATTATTGAAAACCGTGAGCCGTCCTATATGCATGAGTCGATGGTCTATGAGCCAGCCAGCCCGAAACGGCTGTTGCTAAACGTACCCCCCGAGCATGCCAAGTCTACCGTCATCACAGTCAACTACTGTGTCTATCGGATAGCCATGGACCCCAATATCAAAATTACTATTGTTTCTAAAACACAGGAACGCGCCAAGGAGTATCTTTACTCAATCAAGCAGCGCCTGTCACATGAACGCTGGGCCAAGATGCAATCTGTCTATGGGTCCTCTGGTGGGTGGAAAGAAGATGCAGATACTTGGAAGGCTGATCGTATTTATCTCAGCCGCGATTCCACTGAGAAAGACCCGACTGTTCAGGCTCTGGGTGTTGGTGGTCAGATCACTGGTGCACGTTCTAACCTTATTATTCTGGATGACGTCGTTACTACCTCAAACGCGCATGAATGGGAAAAGCAACTCCTCTGGCTCCAAAGAGACGTTGTGACAAGACTCGGTGATAATGGTAAACTACTTATCGTAGGAACCCGTATTGCTTCAAATGATTTATATCGTGAGATCCGTAACCCTGAACATTGGACGGGTGGTAAAACACCATTTACATACATGTCGATGCCAGCCGTATTGGAGTTAGATAATGATCCCGAGAAATGGCTTACGCTCTGGCCAAAGTCAAACATACCCTGGGAGGGTTCTGATGAAAACATCCTTCCCGATGAAGACGGTCTTTATCCTAAATGGAACGGGCCAGCACTCTTTCGCAGACGTTCAGAAGTATCTCCTTCTGCTTGGGCACTTGTTTATCAGCAACAAGACGTCCAAGAAGATTCTATATTTCCGCCTGCATGCGTTCAAGGTTCGATCAACAGGATGCGAAAACGCGGGAATCTAAAGCCTGGCGCTCCTGGCCATCCCAGTGAGCAAGGTCAGTGGTACACCATCATGGGCTTGGACCCAGCAATGACTGGTAATACCGCTGCTGTTATTATGACGGTTGACCGTCAGACAAGAAAACGCTACATCCTAGATGTAGAGAACATGCAAGAACCAACCCCACAAAAGATCCAGAATCTTATTGAGGACTGGGTTGGAAAGTATCATCCACAAGAACTACGTATTGAAACTAACGCTCATCAGAAAGCATACGCTTTAGATGATGTGCTCAGGTCTTTCCTAGCATCTGCTGGTGTAAAGTTCTCTAGTCAGTTTACTGGTAGAAACAAGTGGGATACAAGTTTTGGTGTAGCCGCTATGTCTGGTCTCTTTGGGACTATGCGTAACAATACACATCAAGATGATAACTTAATCGAGATGCCATCTCAGGATGGCTCCGAAGGTATTAAGGCTTTAATCCAACAGTTGATTACTTGGAAGCCTGATACTAAAGGTAAGACAGACTGCGTGATGGCTTTGTGGTTCTGTGAACTAAGAGCACGTGAAGTCATTGGCACTACCCGTATGGGTCAGAGTCACATAGCCAATAAATGGGCTACGGAAAGACAAAAGAATACTCGATATATAGTTAATCTTAATGATTATGAATTAGGCGAATAGGACAACAATGGCAGATATTAAGGCTATCGCACAGCGTGTAGATGCCATGAAGCATCGCGCTGCAGACCGCGATAACAGCATGGGTAAGATCCTCATGGTGCGTAAAGGTGAGATGGCAAACGTCTTTCCTGATATGTTCCCTGCCGATTTGCCACACGCAATGGTTGCAAACTTCATCGACGTCGCAGCACGTGATTTAGCAGAAGTACTTGCCCCACTGCCATCAATTAACTGTTCTACTACAAATGTGACATCAGATGGAGCGCGTGCTTTTGCTGATAAGCGAAGCATGATTGCAAACAACTATGTCTACACATCTCGTCTACAGACTCAGATGTATCCAGGCGCCGACCAGTACTTCTCATATGGATTCTTGCCAATCCACATTGAGCCAGACTGGGAAAATGAGATGCCACGCATCCGCGTAGAAGACCCTACTGGTTCCTACTATGAGCGTGACCGTTTTGGTCGCGTCGTAGCCTATGCTAAGCGTTATACAAAGTCAATCGGTGAACTAGCAAATGAGTTCCCTGAGTACGCAAATACAATACTAGGCGTATTTGGATATGAGCAGAATCTTAACCAAGAAGTTGAACTTATCCGCTACATGGATAAAAAAGATATTATCTTGTATGTTCCTTCACGCAAGAATCTAGTACTAAGTCAAGCAAAGAACCCAATGGGCAAGATGACAGTTCTAATCGCAGAACGTCCATCCATTGATGGTCAGCCACGAGGACAGTTTGACGATGTTGTATTCGTACAACTTGCTCGTGCACGTTTTGCAAACTTAGCCATGGAAGCGGCTGAAAAGTCCATCCAGGCTCCGTTGGTAGTACCTGATGATGTTCTGGATATGCCTATGGGCCCAGATGCAATCATCCGTACGAGCCAACCTAATGGTGTTGGGCGTGTCCGTTTGGATATTCCCGCTGCTACTTTCCAGGAGCAATCAGCACTCCAATCAGAATTAAGACTTGGTGCTCGATATCCTGAGGGTAGAACTGGAAACATTGACGCTAGTGTTATCACTGGTCAAGGTGTCCAGGCATTACTTGGTGCATTTGATTCTCAGATCAAGGCTGGTCAAACAGTTATTGCTGAGGTTCTAGAAGATGTTATCAAGTTATGTTTTGAAATGGATGAACTCCTTTTCAATGTTAAGAAGAGCGTCAGAGGCGTAGCGCAAGGCACACCGTACGAGTTAAAGTACATGCCAAGCAAGGACATTAAGGGCGATACTTCGGTAGAAGTCCGATATGGCTTGATGGCTGGATTAGATCCTTCGCGTGCTCTGATTTTCTCATTACAAGCACTAGGTGCAGACCTAGTATCAAAAGACTTCATTCGTCGTGAGTTGCCATGGGCCGTTAATGTCACAATGGAAGAACAACGAATTGAAATCGAAAAGATGCGAGAGAACCTTACCGCAGCAATTACAGCAAGCGCACAAGCAGTGCCAGCCATGGTTGCTCAAGGTCAAGACCCATCTAAACTTATCCAGAATATTGCTGACGTCATTGAGCGTCGTCGTAAAGGGGATAGTATCGAGTCTGCTGCGTTGGCAGTATTTAAGGTGGAAACACCTGAACAGCCAGCACAGCCAGAAATGGCTCCGCCAGGCGCACAAGGCCCAGTTGAACAAGCGCCCCCGTCCCCAGCAGTTCCTGGACAACCTTCTGGCGGGGCCCCTCAACAAGGAGCACCAGCAGATTTAGCGACAATGTTAGCAGGACTAGGGGGATAAAGTGGCTACTCAACGTAGAAAGCCTTCCCCTAAAAAAGTTCAAACAGTTGACTCAAATGAGTACAATCGTTTAGAAGTTTATTGTATCTGGCTAAATGAATATTATAATGCGCTTTTAAGAGCAGGCTTTAAATCAGATGTTGCTATGGGGCTTATTGTAGACAAGCAATCATATCCTGATTGGGTAAGTTTTAAACTACCCAGCGAATCACAAATTTCAAATTACTTAGACGAGGATGAAGACTAATGGCTGTTAATGAAGTAGTCTCAGGTATGGGCGCTGATGCAAAGCGTACAGACAATAACGTATCATCTCGTGTAGCAAAGATTCAAAACGAGGCAAAGATTCAAAACGCAAGCGGTGGACCTTATGAAAGCCGTTCAAATTTAACCAGTCTTGCTGGTGGAGCATCTACAGAAGTAAATACTCCTACACCATCTGGAATGCCAGTAGGAAATGTTGCATCAACACCTTCTGTAAATGCATTTGCTCCTGGTACAGGAGATGTTAATCCATTATCTGATGGTTCTAGACTTGGGCCTGGCCGTGACGCTAGTGCACAACCAATTCCTGTAAATACACCAAATCCTGATTCTATCTTTGTTCGTGCTTTGGCTGCAGCAAATCCTGAGTCTCGTCAGTTAATGATGATGGTAGAAGCATACAACGAGATGGAAGCCGATTAATGGCAGGTATTGAATCTGTTATTAAGAACTCTATTGCAAACCGTCAGTCTCCTGCGCAGCGTCTTATTGATGCACAGATGGGTAACATAACTCCAGAGACTTTTGGTAACTTTACGGCTATCTCAAACAAGTATCCTGGCATGTCAAAAGATTTAGTTATAGCAATGGTTCGCCAGGGTTATAATGTTAATACTCCTGGTCTTGCTAAGATTACAACAATGGATGGTCTTGCATCCCTTAAGACTGATGCCTTTACTGTTGATAAGATCAAGAAAAAAGTTGAACCTAAACGCGGTGTCCTTGGTGCTGTACAGAATGCATTTGATGAACTTATCTATGACCCATTTAAGGGCACTACTCGTCTAACCTTTGCTGCATTAAGATCAGGGTATGACGCTATCACAACAACAGGGCGTAACATTACCGCTCTAAGTCGTGGTGAAGATATTAGTGCTGCTGATATTATTACTGGTTTATTACCATTTAGTGATACAACTTTACTTGGACAAGCAAGCCGTGGTGGAATATCTCTTACTGGTGGTCTTAAAGGACAGGGTGAAGGTTTCTTTATCACACCTCAAAGCAAAGTTGGTAAAGCACAGGCTCGCGCAATGGCTGAGTATGGACTTGTTAATGGAAAGTCATACACATTAGGTCGCGGAATATTCAATGGCGTAGGAATGAATCCTGAAAGTAATGCCTATAGCGTAATGAGCGGTATCTTAGATGCAACACTTAACGTTGCTACTGACCCATCAACTTGGTTTGGACCTGGCGCTGTAACAAAGATTGTATCCCAAGGTAAGAAAATTACTGAATTTAGCAACGAACTTGCTAGTGTAACTAAGTCTGGATTTGATGCAGCAGCAAAAGAGTCTATTGATGAACTTGAAAAAACTGGACAGATTCTAGTCAATAAGCAAAATAAAAAGATTTCTAGTCCATACAAGCGTTATGCAACTCAGGTTAAGAAAAAAGAACAAGAGATTATTGCTGCCGAGAGAAAAGTTATTGATCCTCAAATCAAAACTATTGAAACTCTCCTAAACTCTGAGAAAAAGTACTTTGCTCTTGAGGCTGCAGATGATACAGTCCAGTCAACCCTAACACCTAAGTCAATTGCTGATTGGTTTATTAACAATCCTAAGACTCAGACAGGTGAATTGAGCGAAGCAGTTAACCGCCTAGGTGCAGACATGAAGAATACTGGTGGATTCTTTGACGGCCACATCATACTTGATGAAGTTCCTCAGTATGGAGTCGTAAGTGCTGGAGCACACGGGGCAGATGAGTATGCAGTAACTGCCAACTCTGCTGACGAGTTAAATCTTCTTGACA